ACCCCCTCCACCTTTTACAGGAATACACTGAAAAACTCATAAAATACCATTGATGGCCAACAGTTTTTCATGAGTTTTCAGTCCTGCTAAAGGTTGTGCACGCTTTGGGGTCTTTGTGCCTGAATTAACAGTTTTGTTTGTGACCGAAGTCCTCTTTTTTACCATCAAGCTCAAAAGCGCTGAAAATACTCAATGGCGATTTTTTTGATTTTTTTGTATTTTTTGAATTTATAGAAATAACATAAACATGAAATATTCACAAAACACCCTTGAACCAAAAGGCTGCCTACTTATCTCATGGAGAATCAAAGGGTTAGTAGTTCTTTACTTTAATTTAAAACTTTAATTTAACTTTTGGAGACATGTGTAGTTCTTTACTTTGATTTAAAACTTTAATTTAACTTTTGGAGACATGTGTTCTTCTTCAATGTCCAGCTTGTTCAGTTCTTCAAGTAAAAAGGCTCTCTTATCATCTGAAGACCTGAATTTCTCAAAATCAATTTTAAGTTCTGATAAATCCATGCCATTTTCAAGTTTTGAAGAAGAACTTCCGACATCAGAATGTCTACCACTCTCACGAGTTATTTGGCTATCTGATTGACGAAAGCTTGTTGACTTTTCAAAATTAGGAATTTGTCGAGTGAAATTTTGCTTTCTACTAATGTCTGACTGATTTAAGCATTTTAATTCTCTCTCAGATAATTTTTTCATGAATGTTTTGTTAGTAAGAACACTCATTGAATAGTCTAGAGAATTTCTGATTGATTCTTCAGCAAATCCTTTTTTATCACCTTTGATTTTAATTTTAAAAGAGCCAACCTCAGTATCTTCTTCGTTTTTTAGAAATCTGGAGACATTATTTGTATATTTGTAAAAAGCTTTTAAATGGAAATTACAAGGCCTCATGTCATCTCTTAGATCATGATCATAAACAGTGATAATGGCTACCCAATTGACAGTGTCTTTTGTTGAAATTGAATAATTCACTTTCAGAGTTGCTTTGCTAACACCATCTCCTAAAGGGAATCCTATAAGTCCTAAGAAGCCTTTTTCTTGAGACACAAACCTTTCATCGTATAGAGTTAAAATTGCAAATCCTTCAGATCCTTTTGGCATTAAAGATTCGCAGTTTATTTGAAGACCATCAAGATGAACAGTTTTATAAGCCTTTGACATCTGAATTCTTTCTTGAGGATTTATTGGATAATAAACCTCATTAGTGGTGCCTCCTTGGACTTGAAGATCTTTTTCATAAGTCTTTTTCACTCTGTAGTCTCTTAAAGAATACATAGATCCTAGAGTTAAATCAGCTTTGTCAACATTGTCATTCATGTACTCATCCATCTTTGTCCTAGTCCAGATCATCTTATTTTCTCTGGCTTCAGAATAGGCCTTTTGTAAAGCAGCATCCTTTCTCACTCTTTCAGCAACAATTTTTTCATTTTCATCATCAGAGTAGGCAGGAAAAGTTCTTTCCAAGAAATGAGGAACTTCTCCTGATGAAGTTCCTATCATTAAAACTAGTAAAGTCAAAAAGTTAAACCGGATGGGATTCATTTTTCTAATTAGTTAAGTTTTTATATGACCAATTTGTTTTCAAATTGTGGAGGGGT